TCCAAGAAGAACCTCAAGTATTCCCCAGCCCTCTTGAAGATCTTTGATGAAATCCTGGTCAATGCTATTGACCGCAACTCTCTCCACCCCAAACATGTCAGTTCCATCTCCGTCGCCATCGATAAGGGGTCGGGGTCCGTGACCATCGAGAATAATGGTCCTCTCGGTGGTATTTCTGTAAAAATGCATGAGAAAGAGGGTCTATGGAACCCTGAACTCGTCTTTGGACACCTCCTCACAAGTACCAATTATGATGATACCCAAAAGCGTATCGTCGGTGGTCGCAATGGCTACGGTGCCAAATTGGCGAACATCTACTCCACTGACTTTTCCGTGGTCATCAAGGACCATGAGACGAAGCAAACCTATACCCAATCGTGGTCGAAGAATATGACTGTCTGTGACCCCCCTAAAATCAAAAAATATTCAGCTGCTACGTCATCTGTCGCCATCACTTTCACTCCCGAGTGGAAACGTTTCGGGATGTCCAAGATGGACGATACCATTTATAACATCTTCCAAAAACGGGTTTGGGATGCGAATATCTGTACCACCCAAAACTGTAAAGTGAAGTTCAATGATGACGTGCTCACCAAACAGACATTTGAAGCATATGCTAAGATGCATGAGGGTGTTGATGAGGTGTACTCTATCAATACCGAGCGATGGTCAGTGTGTATAGGACCCGCTGAGAATGGTATGGAACAGGTTTCATTCGTAAATGGACTCTGTACCAATAAGGGTGGAACCCATGTCGATCATGCCGCAAACCTTATCGCAAACGGTATCATCGATGAAATGGCAAAGAAGATTAAGTTGAAACCTCAACAGGTCAAGAATACTTTTACTATCTTTGTAAAGGCAACCCTCGAGAATCCAACCTTCTCCAGTCAGGTGAAGTCTGAGTGTACCTCAAAGTCTCAAAGTTTTGGGAGTAAGTTTGAAGCACCTAAAAGTTTTATCAAGAACGCACTCAAGACTGGAATCGCCGATGAACTCTTGGCACTCTCCAGGTTTAAGGAGATGAAGGAACTCCAGAAGTCTGATGGTGCCCGCAAGTCTACTATTACAGGTATCCCCAAGTTGGATGATGCGAATAAGGCGGGAACCAAACATTCGAAAGAGTGTACCCTCATCGTAACCGAGGGTGACTCTGCGAAGACTTTGGCGGTCGCTGGTCTCTCGGTGGTTGGTAGGGACCACTACGGTGTCTTCCCTCTCCGTGGTAAGTGTAAGAATGTGAGGGATGTCTCTGTGTCGCAACTCACATCGAACCAGGAGTTCAATGACCTCAAGAAGATTTTGGGTCTCCAACAGGGTAAGGACTATAAGGATCTCTCAGAGCTTCGCTATGGACGCTTAATGATCATGACCGATGCTGATAACGATGGGTCTCACATCAAGGGTCTCATCCTAAACATGATTCATTATTTCTGGCCGAGCCTCCTCAAGCTTAACTTTGTGGTGAGTATGGTGACCCCAATCATCAAGGCGACAAAGGGTTCTAGTGTAAAGTCTTTCTACACAGACTCCGCATTTAGGACCTGGTACGGGGATGGGAAGGCTGGGTGGAAAGTCAAGTACTATAAGGGTTTGGGTACTTCCACATCGGCGGAGGCTCGTGAGTACTTCAAACAGATTCAAAACTTGACTGTCCGATTTGATATGGATAAGATGACAGATGCCTCGATCATCCTCGCTTTTGACAAAAAGAAGGCGGATGCTCGAAAAGTATGGCTTCTCGAGAATACAGCCAAGGATGCGGACCAACTCGAGGTACCCTATGGAAGTGTGAAACAGTTGGATATCACCGATTTTATCCACAAGGACTTGGTCAATTTCAGTCTTGCAGATCTCAAGCGTTCCATCGCACATATGGCTGATGGTCTCAAGCCATCACAACGCAAGGTCATGTACGCATGTTTCAAGAAGAATCTCAAGGAGGAGATGAAGGTTGCCCAATTGGCTGCGTTTGTAGCTGAAAAGAGTGCGTACCATCACGGTGAAGTTTCCTTGGCGGATACGATCGTAAAGTTGGCGAACGATTATGTGGGGTCTAACAATATCAATCTTTTGGAGCCCTGTGGACAATTTGGTACGAGGCTTATGGGTGGCAAAGATGCGTCCCAAACGAGGTACATCTTCACGAAGCTTACCAGTGATGCGAGGAAGCTCTTCGATCCCAAGGATGATGCCATTCTCAACTATTTGGATGATGATGGTCGCTCCATCGAACCAGACTTTTACATGCCCACCTTACCAATGGTTTTGGTCAATGGGACTGAAGGTATTGGTACAGGGTTCAGTTGCTATGTACCTCCTTTCAACCCCGAGGATATCAAGGCGAATATCAAACGGATTTTGAGTGGTGATGAAATTGTACCTATGCGACCCTGGTTCAGGGGGTTCAAGGGGGTGGTGCACAAGGAGGAAGACACATGGATGATGGAAGGTGTTTGGAACTGGTCCGGAACCAATATCGTAGTCACCGAATTACCACCCGGACGATGGACCCAAGACTATAAGGAGTACCTCGACGGTCTCGTGGAAAAGAAGATGATTGGGGGGTACACCAATAACTCTACCACAGATGATGTTCATTTTGAAATCGTGGACTATACAGGGAAAGATTTACTCAAAGATCTCAAGTTGAGGAAGACCTTCCGTGTCTCAAACATGCACCTCTTTCACCCAACGAAAGGTATTCACAAGTATGCGAGCCCTGAAGAGATTCTAACAGACTTTGTGGAACTCCGTATAGAGCATTACAAAAGGAGGAAGGCACACCTCATCGATATGCTTCAAAAAAGGACTGAGATGTGTAGCCATAAGTCAAAGTTTGTTTCTATGGTCATTGAGGGTAAACTCGTGGTGTTCAAGAGGAAGAAGCAGGACCTCGAAAAAGAAATGTCCTCGACATTTCCATTGATTGATGGATCGTTGGATTACCTTCTCAACATCAGGACTGTTGAGTATACGGAAGAGCGTGTTAACGCACTCCTGGAAGAGGCGAAGCAGGCGAATGAAGACCTCGAGAAGATGTTGAAGATGAGTCACATCACAATGTGGAAGAATGATATTAAAAATATGTGAGCAGTAAGTAGATATGGGTGAGGCTTCTAAAATTTCCCTCAAAGCTATTGGAAAGCAGGATACATACCTGCTTTCCAAAGACCCAGACGAATCGTTCTTTAATTATAAAAATGAGAGACATTCAGAATTTAGGAAGTATCATAGAGTTCATACTATTGTCAATAATGGAAGTATCACTGGATGGCCATTCGCGCAAACCGTAAAAGTACCCTTCAATCCTACAAATATGGGAGATCTCTTGAGTAACATGTATTTGAGTATCTCTATGCCAGGTATAGCCAATGGCAATTATGCAGATCAATTGGGGCGTCACATTCTCAAAAGTGTTACAATGTTTGTAGATGATATCGAAGTTGAGAAGATCCACGATGATTGGGGGGTTATTTACGACGAGTTATATCTGGAAATTTCAGAGAAAGTCGCGAATAGATTTCTCGTCAATCGAAATTTAGGATATGACGAATCAAGTAAAAATGAACCATATGCACGTTTGAGTTCGGATCTTGTCATTCCTCTCCACTTTTTCTTTTCTAGGAAGTATGCGAGTGATGAATACGCATCAAACAAACCAAATCGTCCCTATTTCCCCATTTGTGCGGCCCATCGTCAAAAAATCGAATTCGAATTAGAGTTTCATAATCAAAAATTCTTCACAAACTACACTGGTGCGCTAAGTCTACCCTCTTTCAACCTCGTTACTGAAGAGATTAGTGTCAGCCCCGAAGAAAGGAATTTCTTGGTAACTGAAAAACAGACACTTGTGACTGATCTGGTAAGAAGGCACCCATCCATCGTGAGTGAACTTGGTGTTTCCACAATTGTGAATAACCTCGTACCAAATATTCCAGTAAAATGTTTTCATTGGTTCCTACGAAACACTGAATTTGAAGATGAAAACAACGCAGTGGGTGGATCGAGTGTAAATGAACAGATGTTATTTCAAAATCGTTTCAATTTTTCCTCGAATGTGAGTTTCGATGATCAAACGACATTTTTCGATCCTATCATGGAGTCTGCAAGTTTTTATATAAATGGTACCCGTCTTCCAAATGTGACAAAGACAAATCATAATTACTACAAGTATCATATTCCATTTAGAAATCGTCTCGCGAGGCCAATCCGAAATGTATACACGTATAGTTTCTCGATGAATCCGGTCAACGTGGAACCATCGGGGAACTTGGATTTTAGTCAGATACAATCAGATAAAACGAATATAGAAGTAAAATTGAATACGGGGGAGGTGAATGTGTTTACGAAAACGTACTCTCTAAATATGTACTATACAGGATATCAAACGTTTGTGTTTGATCGTGGGTTTATGTCAATTGCTTATTAAATAACGAAGATTTATTAGTACTGATATACTCGATAATATTATTCTTGATACACCATTTGATGAAATTTAACTGCGCGAGCGTTGTATGAATTTCATGAGATGTTCCTGGGACTGTATACGCAAACTTCTGTGCCCGACAAAATGGATCAAATAGCTTTTTACTGTACCCATCGAGACTCGATTTATAGGCACAATGGACCGTGAATAGTTTTCCATCTCGGGTTTTGAAAGATGTATGATTCTTCTTAGCATAGTTAGTGATGAACCATTCTAGATTTCGTAATGAGATACCACTCGACTTATCTAAAATATTTACCAATTTAGTTCTGTTTCCTTCTTCATTGTAAAAATTGTTTATGGATGTTAGTAGGATATCAGTTTTACTCATTACCAATGATGGTACCCAAATCTATAAGCTCGTTTGACATTTCACAACCCGGACAACCCTTTACATACATTTGATCGGGTCCATGTATATGACTATTTGTCCTAGGAATTGACCTATATTTCAAACGATTTCCCTGTGTCGAGTGGTGTCTACAATACCCACCATGAATACCCCTGAACGTACACCGCCTTCCATCCGTTTTTGTTCCTTTACAGATCGTTCCAGAGAATGTTTCTGGGATATCCTTCAAAAGAAGATCCATCGAGATACCGTGTTTTTTAGAAATTATCTCAATATATTCATTCATCATCGAAACGAGTCGTTCATTCAATTCCTCATCTACAATGTCAGCGATCTTCTCATGGAGATTCATACCTTATTAGTATTTTGTTCGTATTTTTTAAATAGGTCTTCGATTGATTCTGATCGAGCACCTTTAATCCTTTCTCGTAAATCTGCAACCTTCCCAGAATCGTCTAACCCCAATTTTTTACACTCTTCAATAAGTTGCTCCTTTTTCATCGTACTGAGAGCGGGGCCAGTTTTTATCTTCTTTGGTTTGTGTTGCTCCAGGATTTCACCGAAAATATCCTGTTTGACATTATCGAATAATGGGTCAAGAAGGTCGCATACGGGGTTGAGGAACTTGTTTTCGAAGTAATAGAGGTAATCTACTGGGATATTGTGCTCTTCTACATATTTGGGATCTTCAGACTTTTCAAAGGCTTTCGCCTTGGGGTTATCAGTCTTTGTCAATATATACGGTACACGATCACCAGACTGTGGCTCCGAACCAGGCTTCCTCTCACGCATTTTACGAACTACTTGTACATGCGCTTGATTTATATCGTCAATTCGAGAACTTGTAACAGAAACTGGTTCACCATTCACTTTGTATGTATCGGATAGACCCTGACTCAATATTAACTTATCATTGGATATATCACCAGAAAGAAGTTCAATAGCACGCTCTTTGGCGAGTTCCTTGGGTGGTCCTCGATCACTGGATGTGAGAATGACATCCAGTAATTCTTTGCACACTTCTCTTACATGGGGTGTATTGTCTCTACGAACAACCTGGAGTCCCTTGATGTCTATGTAGTCCATATGCATTTGGTCATCCTTCCCCTTTGTCCAAAGTTTGGCGGCATACCTCTTCTTCGAGTACAGGAAATACGGCCAGTAGACCTTCTCGAGCTCCAAATTGTTTGGTTTCTTGAAGAGGGCGCTACACTCCTCCGCCGCCCTTTCACCAATTTCCCAACTGTATTTGACAGCTTCTTCACCTGTTCGGTCACCAACATCGAACTCTACCATCACTGAATCCGTGTCCCCATACCTTACCTTTGCCCCGGGAAAATTCGCCTCCACATAGGTCTTCGTCTCCTCAATCATACCACGACCTCTACA